GGCGTCTAGCCTTGTACAAACGATAAGCAGTAATTAGCTTAGTCAAGAGCTTCCTCCCCCATCACACAGTGTTTGGCGTTATCAATGCCCCACTGTATATCAATTAGATCCATATCGCCAATATCTTTTACTTCTAGGTTTCCGTAGTTGAATATAGAGAACTCCATACCCTGTTCACGTAAAGCCTTGAATAGCAGCCGGGTAGATTCTTTGCCTGTGGCATCGTTATCTAAAGCCAGTATCAAGACATCTGCTTTACGCATAAGGGTCAGCTGTTCCTTACTTACTATGGCCCCCATGACAGCTACCCCACCGTCAATGCCAAGGCTTGATAGTCGAACAACGTCTAGTGGTGACTCTACCACCACCATGGTTCCACCTTCAAATTTATCGATGCTAAAGAGGGTGCTCGACTTTGTGATCCCTGGAGGACGGTTAAAGAACCGGCGGGTTAGCTCGCCCTTTTCTTGCCAGCCAAGAAGCTTTCCTGCCTCTGTACGGACTGGAAGGATCCAGGTAGAGTCTGAGTGTCTCCAAAGGATCTCGTGCTTCTTACAGGCTTCTAGGGTTAGCTTACGGTTACTGGCTGCCCACTCTGGAACGTCCTGGAATACCGAAAGGCGAGCATCGCTCATGTCAACTAGTCTGGGGATAGGTTGGTAGCTGTTACGAGCTTCTTCCAAGGAAGCTGACAACCTATCCCAGTCAACCTCTACGTTCTCGTCTAGCCATTCCCTGGCCTTAGAGATGCTGTCTAGTTCTAGGACATCAGAGATTAGGCTTAATAAGTTGCCCTTGTAGCCACAGGAGAAACAGTTATGGGCTCCAGTAATTATATGAATACCCCAAGAAGGGTTGCTGTCTTCTACACCCTTGATTGCTTTATGCATTGGGCATAGAGCCGTAATGTTGCTATTACGTTCTGTTCCCTCAATACCAAGGCGCAGTAGTACCCGCTCTACGTCACCAGCAGTAAACATTACTCTAGTTCCAATCCGATCTTTTTAGCAAGAGTATCGACTAGCTCTCTGCTTGCTGCATACATGACTCCTTGAGCTTGCATGATCTCAACAAGTCCTGCAAAGGATTTCTCTAGATCTTCAACTCGCTCTTCTAATGTCTTATCCATCATTCCCCCTTAATATATCCCGGCTTATCAACCGGGGTTGGAGCTGTAGCAAATGTTCCACAGATGGCACACTCCATCGGTAAAAGATACTGTGATATCTCATAGTCTTCAAATGAAACCTTTAGGTTCCACAGATTTGATTCACACTTGGGGCACTCATGACATATGGTGTTCTCATAGTCCATGGTCCCGGTGTAATCAGGCCGTAGCTCTCGTATTGACTTCACTGGACCTCATCCTTCTACGTAGCTTACGACGTTCTTCCGTGGTTGTTCCGCCCCAGATACCCTCTAAACGTTCGTCTAGAGCTAGGGTCAGACACTGTGACTGTACATCACATGTTGAACAGATACTTTTAGCAAGAAGACTCTGCATACGATCCTCTTCGTCTTCAGGAAAGAAGATGTCCGGATCTTTATCCGAACAAGCAGTGTTTCCATCAAACAGCGAAGGGGTTTCCATATTCTTCAAAGCGTCCATTCTCCCAATCCCATAGTAGCTCTGCTTCTGCTGGTCCACTGTTACGACTTCTATCAATCCGAAGGATTCTAGAACTGTCGTCTTCTTCATCCTGGCGCTGTAGTGCTAGGACTACGTCTGAGTCTTGCTCAAACGAAGAAGAGTAACCGATGGCACTTGACGTAACTCGACCCTTGGTCATCTTGCTTGTGAGGACCTGGGTAGTCTGGATTACCGGTATGTTGTACTTCTGAGCAATGCGCTTCATGCCCTGAGTAATGTGCTGGAGGTTGCTTGGACTACCACGACGTGTTTCACCACGGCTGGCTTCCTCATCCTCCATAAGATAAACACCATCAACGAACAGTGCATCAGGACGATGCTTCTCTACCTTAGCAATAAGAGATGTTAGGTTCATTGCCTGGACGGAGTCAGTTAATAGAAACGGATGCATCTCTGAGTTTCTCTTAAGCCAAGCTTCATAGCGCTCTTCTTCATCAGGATTAAGAGCACCACGAATAAGTCTGCTTTGAGCGATGTGAGCACGCATAGAGTCATAACGATGCTGTTGCTCTATGTTAGTCATTTCAAAAGATTGGAACATAGGTACAAAGCCATCTTCATGGAGGTTAGCTGCTACCTGCAAAGCAAGAACAGATTTACCTGTCTTTGGTGGAGCAATGATAGTGACTAGCTGTCCACCCTGCAGCCCACCAGTTGCTAGGTCAATGGTGTTGAACCCACTGGCCATACCGATCAAGCCGTTAGGACGTAGCTTAATGTTTCTATAATCCTCAAGGCGTTGCTCTGTGTTGCTTGACAGGTTAACGTCATGGCTTTCAGAACCACCGGTAAGGGCAACCTTATGTATACCCGAGGTAAGGATCTCTGTGATTACGTCATTGTCTGCTACCTCTTTAATGGAGGAACCAGCTGCTTGGACAGTATCAATCAGGGTCTGTCGATTGCGATAAGCAATCAACTGATCCAGTAAGTAACTAACTGAGTCGTCTACTTTTAGAAGGCGGTAGGTAGGATAGTTATCTAGCAGAGTTACTGCTGTAGGCACTTCTCCATATTTTGAAAAGTGATTACGAATAAACTTCCATATTTGCTGGTTCTCTTCGACAAAGAACCAATCATCTTTTACACCACGTTCTAATAGGTAGCCGAGATCACGATCACGGATGACCTTAGAGATTAACCGTACTTCGTTGTCCGCTGCCATTTACACCCTCTCGATCTCCATGTACCAATGCCCGTATGCTAATGATCTATCTGGTATATCAATTACATTTTTTACTTCTGGTCTATACGGGAGCTCTCCCACAAGATCGGAATAAGTTCTATATGCAGTTACGTAGTTAAACGGATTGGTACCTAGATTGTCAAGATCTTCTTCAATCTCTTTCATCTCTTTTTTGGTATACCCGAACCCTGCTAACTCTAAGCGATACTCATGCTTCTCTGCAAATCGCCAGAACCTGGCGAGCTTGACCCTGTCGTACTCTACTTCTTCAGTGTTCCTGACGATTCCAAGAACCCGAGTAATAGCAGGACGCCTACTAAGGATGCAGTCCAAAGTAACCACAATCCTCTGCGGTACTTCATTTGATATGTCCCCCCCTTGCACTTTAAATAACCGTTACTGTTCCCCAGTAAAGGAGTAGGTCACGAAAGGCTTCATGTGAGGCCTTAGCCTCTTCAATAAGATGCTTAGGTGTGTACTTAGAGATCTCTACAGGAAAGATGTCATCTTCCAGGCTGTCTAATACATAGCGAGTATGCTTGCAATTCTTACGGGTATTAAACCCATTGCAAGAGCAGCGCAGATCCTTTTCAGTTGAGGCCTGTACCTCATCTACGCCATCAAGAGATAAGAAAAACTTAATTGTTTTCCACTCGATCACTTTACTCATTTCCTTCTATCTCCCTCCAGAGAATTTACATTCAAGTGCATGAATGCTTCATGAGCAAAACTATACATAGGTTCACCGTATATGTCACTCCAGCTTTCAATAGGAACGTTTGTCGTTACTATTGTTGGCAGGCCCTTATTAAAACGTGAACGCAGCATGGCATCAAGTGTTGACTCAGCCCAACCACTGCTAGTCCTGTATTCTTTTCCAAGATCATCTACAATGAGAAGCTTTATACTTTGGTCGTCTAATTCACCATACAAAGCCGCTGTTACATCGGTGTCATCTTCCCAACCATTCTTCTCAATTCTAAGAAGCTTTGGAAAGTCACCAAAGTAAACTGGACGTGATGCAATCTTATTTCCCCACAGACCCTGTGGAGCATGACGAATAATCTCTTGTGCAATTGTTGCAGCCAGTGTGGTCTTACCATGTCCTGGCTTACCGATCATAAGCAGTCCAACACCACAGGTGTCTTTGCCTTCGGATTTAATTACTTCTCCATTTAGCAGAGCGTTCATCCAACCAATAACGTCTTCGATGACCTCGCCTTCATACGGGTCTAGATCTGAAAGCTCTTTACCAATATGCTTCATGGGGAAGTCAGCATTCTTAATCTGACTACGCAAGCTATATGGGTGAAGTTCTGAGACGCTATACATTCTTGCTATCCAATCTTCCGAAGACTTCCTTCATTCGCTTCTGAGCTTTTGAATCAGCTGTAGCAGCTTCAACAACTTCTCGTTCCACAAACTTGTACCGGAACTTGTACCAGTACTTGAAGAACCGATGCATGATGCTATCCCCTTTGCCTGGCTCACGCAAACTACGTGGGTCATTAAAGAAAGCTCGAATAGCAGCGAGTAGCTGAACTCTAGTAGCACCTTCACGAATGTGCTTGTTGATCATGACTGACAAGGTCTTGGCGTTTGCCTGATCAGGAACGCCGGGAAGCTTCTGCTGCAATAGAGCATAGAACTCTCCGACTAGGTCGTGAGTGTTCCAGAACTCTTCTGGCTTATCAAAGCGGCTGGCCGCTTTTCTTTCTGGGACAGTCTTCTTGTACTTAGCGTTAAGCCGTGCACGCTTCTGCTCTGGAGTTTCTTCGAAACGTCCAACAGCACCAACGACATCTTCGTCAGCCATAGCAGCCAAGCGACGTATCTGGCTCTTAGAGAGCTCTGGCTTCTCCTCGCCGTCAAGATTCCAACCCATCTCATTTCCCTCCTTGGGTTTCACGCCCGCAGGGCGGGCAACCTGAATTGAAGGACGTAGTCCTTCAATGAGGTTTTGCTTACTACTATTATCTATATATATGACCGGCATACGGTTGCCGGTCGGTAAACTGCCGGTCGGTGTACTGCCGGTCGGTGAAGTCAATCCAAAGGCCTCAGGCGTATTGTTCAAGGATCCCCATGCGAACATCAGTTCCGTGCCGCATTGTCCATTTTCATCTCGGTACTTATGTGATTCTATGTAGCCATGCTTCTTAAGCTCCCTCATCCAACCCTCGATCTTTTTAAGACCATCTGGTAGGAACTGGTGAAACTCGTCAGCTGTTATTACTCGTCCTGTTTGCATCATCTTTAAGAAAAGATAACGTGCACCAACAGAAAGCATCGGATCGTCATAGACGTCTTCCGGCTTTTTCATTACCCCTCCTTAAGGACGGGGAACTCTCCTCGGCAATCCACTTAGATCCCGGGCGTTGACCCCGACGAAAGTTTGCTCCACAAGTAATGAACTTGTCAAACCGAGAAATGTAGATGCCAGGATTTCAAAAATTGTCGCCCGACTTAAGGGCATCATTATTGTTGTTCCCAGGACCGAGAATAGTAGCGCAAGTAAACCCCTCCATTTACCAAGGGGTGCGATGAGGCTTTCTACTGCCGTTAAAACGCATGCTGTTGCAAAAGCTACGATCAATACGTTGGACATTTACCACCTACTGTGTAAAGATTGTCCTGTCAATGTAGAAGTGGGAAGTTCCAGCTATATCATTGTCCGGCACAAAGCTGACAGAGATAGTTGCAAAACTTGTACCCGCTCCATATACTTCAGGTTGGCGTACTACTACAGGTAGATAGTACCAGATCCCTGCAGTAGTGATGTGAGTTGAGTTACTCTTGCTGAATACCGGGGTTCCTGAGGTATCTCCGGTGGTGTAGAACTTTGCCGTAAGAGTATAAACACCAAAGCCATTTGAATCCGGAGCCTTAAGAACTACAGAGCCAGTAGCTCCACGGTTGCTGTAGATCTGAGCTGTACTAGCGGTTAAACCAAACGCCCCAGTGCTAACTGAGGTGACATGGCAGTAACCCTGTCCGTGACTACAAAGATCATTGTATAAAGATCCTTTAGAAACTAGTCTCGCAAGAACAGCGTTAGTGGGGGTCCAACCAAGAAGGCTTGCTTCAAAAGAAGGAGACTCAATTAAGTTACCCGCACCGTACTCTGTATATACATCTTCAGATGCTGTGTCTCCGGTTTGATGAATATAGCTAGAACCCAAAGGCAAGAAGTTTGAAAGGTTAGCATCAAGACGATAGTTCTTTAGCTGATAATTAGGCCAGTAGTTACTGATGCCACCATGAGCACTAGGAACTCTTGTACCCCAATAATTTGATCCGGAGTTTCCTAAGCTAGGAAGCTTAAAGGTATAGGCGTCTGCTGGATCAATAAACTTACTAGCATATTTTCCATTCTCTACCTGTACACCATCTAGATAAAAGGTTACGTTAGCCTGTATAGAAAGAGTAAAGCTTGTTTCTCCCTGTACTGGAATTCTTTCAACAAAAATACGTCGCCAGTTATTTGCATTGTATGAGTCAAGAACTACCACATTAGAAGTGGTAGAGCCATTAGCAGTCGTGCTGATCGTATAGGTTCCTGCAGGACCGTAGATGTACGCTGAAGAAATAATGTCCTCACCATTAGAGCCACCGCTTAAAGTGTAAGGTGGATAGATCGTGGTAGAAGCAGTCACTGTGCCGCCACTCTTAGTTACCTTAGCTAAAGTGGTGCCAAACTTTGCTGTTGGGCTTTGATCAGAAGACATGGCAATGCTTCCGCCAGTTGCTGTCCATCCAGAAGTATTGGTTACAAAACTTGGGTTATTAACAAAGTTAAAGCGATCTCTTACTTCCCACAAGCAATCATTGGGGTCGTAATGATTCTCAGCTAGTGGATCGTTTGTTTGCCAAGATCCATCTCCTGTAAAGAATAGGGAGTTACTGTCAGTCATCTCCATAGCCATACCAAGTTGATTCATAGTATGGGTAAAAGAAGCGTTACTTATATAGAAGACGTCTCCGATATTTGCATTCTCAACATACACGGTGACCTTTGCTAAAGGTTGAGGAGAGTCTTGCGTTGAATCAGGTGCTACGCCGCCTGAAACGAGCTCTTGATATGCTTGAGTAAGCATCATCGGCATTGAGTCTGTTACATCATTTACATTTGAATAGTATGGGTAACCCTGGCTGTCTTTAAGGATTTGAGTCTGCTCATTCGCACTTTGAGGAGCTGAGTACTCTACTCTAGCAACAGCGTTAGTCATACCGGCAGCTTCGAGAGCAGCTGTAGTAGCCACATCAACATTAAACTGATAGTACCTACTTGGGTAAACTGCCATCCACTCTGAAACAACTGCAATTGTTCCTGCAGCAGTAGCCGTGACCTTAAGCATGGTGCTGTTATATGGCATAGAGAATGTGACGTTTGCTGTTTTACCTGTAATCGCTGCAGTTGTTGGAGAGGAAAGGGTAATAGAAGCCTGTTGATTAAAGTCAGACAATACAATGCTGGAGATTGTTGTACCTGAAGCAATACCTGTTCCAGAAACAGACATGCCTTGAACAATGTCCACGTAGTTAACCGCAGGTACTCCACTAACGGCGTTATTTAATAGAAGGGTTGTCGAGTTATTAGCTGCAGAACCGTTTGTTGTAATAACGGCTCCTGGTCTTAAAGCTGCAGCTGGTGGATTAGAGTCCACTGTTAAGGAAGCGTTATACCCAAACCAACCAGTAGTACTGTCAACCATTCGTGGGTTAACAATGTTGTTTACTTGATCTCCGTCAGCTGTAAGCTGAGTAGCTCTAGGATCCTGGTACTCAAGGGTTTTAATTTGAGCTTCTGCAAATTGCAACATATCAATAGCAAAGCGTTTTCCAACAGTTGTACCTGTGATCTGAATTCTCATTACAGCAAAAGAAGCATTAAGTGGTGCAGTCAATCCTTGGCGGTCAATGCTTCCTCCGGTAATAAACTCTGACCAAGCACTAGTTGTAGTAAAAGAGCTAGTTACTACGTCTGATCCAATGTGCAGATTATTGTTGTCATACCAACCTACGACAACTGTGTAGGATGCAGGAGTATCAATATGGCAAATCCAACCACTGAAAATGTAGTTCATACCGTTTTGAACAGGGATGCCATACTGGCTCGCATATAAGGCAGTCGGTCCACCTACAGCTGGGGTTTGAGGAAGAGAGATTGTTACTGCGGTACCGGTAGAGGTAATAAGGCCGTAACCTGCTTGACGTGGTGGATACTGATAGTTATACATGTTAGGTACCGGTGCTACGATTGCTTTACCAATGTCAGTAGAAGAGGTAGAGTACTTCTTATTTACAAAACTACCACCTGTAACGTACCAATGTCCTGTGCTTTCCTCAAATGAGGAATCGTTGTAATCAAGCATCATATTTATGTATGGATCTATATCAACAGACCAGTGCGTTAAAGCACCAATGTATTCTTGAATAGCAGAGCTAGTTCCTTTACTTGAAAAGTTTCCAAGACCAGTTCTATAAAGAGCACGGTGGTAGAAGTCGCCAAGTGAAGGTTCATAATTAAATCCAAGATCTGCCATCTTTGCAGGCAAAATCTGAGAAGGAATAGAGCTACTTGAGTTTGATAATTCAAGCAGGTTTAGGTCTGCTCTAAATCGATCATACTCAAAAGCAAACGCATCTAGTACTAGGTCTAAGTCAAGGCGGTCGGCTTGTCCGGTAACATCACCGTACCCCTGGTAACTGTTTAACCAAGCTCCAGGAAACCATCGTTCAATTTTTTGCTTAGATCCGGTATCTCCAACAATGGTGGTATAGGTGCTGCCACAAGGAATCCAAGTAGTTCCATTGAATACCCAAATAGAGTAGAAGACTTGCTTTCCAAAGTTTGCATCTACATCATTAAAGCTTGTACGAAAGTTGTTGATGGTACCCCCATCAACCAGTGTTCCGTCATAGGGAGTGTCTGGTGTGCCGACGTAGGTCTTAATTACCTTCCAATGAGTTATAACTCTATCCGCAGGATCACCAGAGATGGCATTCCAAGTTAACTGGATTTGGCCATAGTCATAGCACCATGCTTTTAGATCGGATGCGTAAAACGCTCCGACGTTAATAACTTCTCCATACGTTTCAGTACCGTATAGAATTAGACCATATTTTGCCATTAGTTAGATTACATCCCAGCTAGTAAGAATGGGTTAAATGGGTTTGACGAGGCAACTGCAGCTGTTGCAGTAATCTCTGATTGAATAGTGTTCCAGTCTGAACTGTTTACATAAACTACATTTGCTGCACCAACATGGGGTATACCGCTATTGTCGACATTAAATCCAAGAACATTTCCGTAGGTATAAGTTTCTACAAGGTTCCTGGTATTTGAAGAGATTCCATTTTTTACCGTAATACCAACACTTGATATCGCAGTGACGGCATCTCCACTCTTGGAGAAGTACGGACTGTTAGAGGTTGTCACACCATTAACAAGTCCAGCTTCAATGTTAGCCAAGCGATCAGACAGAGAATTCCATGGAGTAGAAGGTTGTGAAAAGGTTCCAGTCCATGTGGATGTGAGCATGCCTTCTTGAGCGATGCTTGTTCCATTGAGGTAGTACTCAATGTTGTAAACCTCAGTCTGCAAGGAGTTTACGTCATCAGCATTTACCGTATCCTGAAGGTTTACTTTAGGAGTAAAGGTGCGTACGTTTAACGGGAAGTATTGGGATGTCATTCTTTTCCTCTTCTTTAGCTATGTCCACCGGTAGGATTAATAACAAGATTACTTGCTGTAATGTATGGCAACTGGTTGGGGTTCAATGAGATTGTACCCACACTGTTGTCGTTAGCGGTGTTTAAAGCGGAAAGGGTTACGAACAGTACACCCGGTACGTTATTGATTGCCGATACAAGCTGAGACTGTGCAACTACTCTTCCAAATACATTCTGATCGTATGCAAAGAATCCGCCTGCATTTAAAAGTGCTTTCTTAATTGCAATTACAACGCTAGATTGTTTGTAAGCACCATCAATTGTTACGTTAGCAGTTACATAGATCGGTACATACGTTGGAGGTAGCACGGTTACAGAGCTTCCAATAATTAAGTTAGGCTCAAGAGATGCCTGTACTGCGAGCGCTAGATCGTTCCAATTACCTGTAGGAGTTGGAGTTCCATTAGTGGTTACAATTCCAGGGGTATAGGTTCCATCATCCTGGGTTTGAACGTAAAGACTGACTGAGCTCCATGTTCCAGCTACGGCATTAGCTTTACCAACAAGAGGTACTGTTAACGCAAGGTTGCTGAAATCATTGAGGGTTACTCCTCTAAACTGAGTATTGATTGCCGCCTTAAGCTTGGACTTAAGCTGAGTTAGATCATCAGCGTCCGCACCACCTGATGCAGCATAGGTGTTGGATACTTGCAATGAAGAAAGAGCAGAAAGATCTGGGTTACCTGGAATAAAGGTAACTTCAGTCAATGCTCCTGCAACAATGTTTCCGGATAACCCTGCACTGGTCTTATAGATGGCTCCAACTAACTGGTTAGTGGAAGGAATCATTCCATTAACGCCATCACCAAATACAACATTTGTTGTCCCATCTTCATTTAAGAAGGTAGTAAATACGTGGTCTGTAGGGCCTGCTTCAATAAGGTTTGCAACGTATGTCCACGGTGAAAAAGCTGCACCCTGACCAACGTATATGTTTAAAGATCCTTGAACAACGTTTGTATCATAGATTGTAAACGTTTGGCTAAGTGACCCATCTGTTGTTCCCAAGCTAATGGGGATAGGCTTATGGTAGGTGGGATCAATTAAATCCGGGCGATCTGTATTTACTGTCTTACCTTCAGTGGCGGCAATAGTTACTGTCTCACCTGGTTGAAGCTGGGTTGTTAGCTCAGCGGCCTCAAAGAAGACTTCACGATATAAGCCATAAATTAGGGGTGCCATAAACTGGGTACCTATTGGTACATCTAAAGCAGTAATTCCATTATTTGTAATACTTACTTCTACGTTAGCTGGAGTTGGGCCAGAGGGGGTATAGCCAAAAAGCTCTGCAAGCTGTAAAACGGTAGATGTTTTAGCTGAGGTTGTTATGGCGATTTCATTTGCAACACGGTCGGTGTAATAGGACATGATGTCGCCCATATAAGCAAAGGCTTCTACCATGATGTTTCCTAGATCATTTGGATCCGTAGGATTCCAGTTATAGCCTGTTCTAACGTTAATTAGATTGATGAGGTCGGCTTTGATAGATTCAAAGTCTCTAGAGGTATAGTCTATTTGAGTCATTATGCCTGTCCTGTAATCGTTCCATCAGAATTAAAGATCGAGGTTTTGACAGTGCTTTGTAGCAGACTGCCGTCTGGTATCTGTATGACAACAAGAAGAGTTGCTGTTCCAAACTCATCAAAGTTCTCTACATCTACAGAGATTAATTTTACATCCGTCATCCATTTAGAAATGGCTGTACTTACAGCTGTTTGGACTGCTGGACCAAACTTGTTCTCATTCTGAAACAGGGCGTTAGTAAAATCAGTGCCGTAGGCTTGAAGCATTGGGCGTTGACCTACGTGGGTTGATAAAAGAGTCAACAAACGATCCAAGTAAATTTGTCCTGGATCTACAGTTGTATATACAACTCCAAATTTATCTAAAGTAAAGGGGTACTTAAGGGCTCTCACTGGACTCCAATCCAAACTGGGTACTCAGGGTCTCCGGCTATAAACATAATCCACACAAGCTGCCCTACATCAGGCACCGTTCTATGGGGGGTGTGTTCTGTGGTAGCGGCGTTGTCTGCTGCTACTGCAAGGGAATTTTTACCTGTAACGGTTTTATGTGCATGGGTCAAAGTTCCCGCACCAGACTTGGCGACCACAGTCAAAGCGGGAATGCTTACAGAACCACCTTGAGGGTCTCCTGCGCTTACCGGTGTAGTTGTAAGTAGGGCAGCAACTGACGCCGCAGTATGGGCTACATGGTCAGCATGAGTTTCATTTACAGTCACTGGAAGAACTGCTCTAGCCCACCCATGAACCTCTTGCCCTGTAGGTTGGCTAACCGTAACTTGAATCCTATTTTTCTTTAATGGGTCGTTGATAGAGGTTACTTTGCCCTCATAAATTCCATAGAATCTAAGTCGACCGGTAGGATCCATACCATATTCTTGATCGGGATAATGTTGAGTCGTCATAGAACTGCGCTCCCCTTAGTTGCTGTCCAAGTAGTGGTTAACGAAGAAACTCCGTAATTAGGAACTGTGGCCGTATAGTTATATCCAGAAGCAGGATCTTCCGCAGCTGCAGTTACCGGAAAGGTGACTTGTGGAGAGGCTACGTATCTTGGTACTGGTACTGAGTTAGCGTTTACATTTGCGTCATAAGAACTCAGAGTTGAGTTAGCAACAGTTAAGCTTTGTCCAGCTATCTCTGAGTTAACGTTTCTATTTTCAGATGTGTTCTTAGCATTCGGATTGGTGTCACCAAGTTTATCTGTACCCAATTCTAGCTCGATCATGTACGGAGCTACTGTTCCACCAAAAACATGGTGGACTGACAATACTGTCCAGTAACCCGACATGTCATTAGGCAATCCATCTAAATAGATTGGATCATAAGGACGCAGGGTACACGTACCTACAACAGTCGCCTTAGCTCTGTAGGCATAACGATGTGTATCAGCTAGGTCGCTAGCGATGTACTTAGACTCGCTAAGAGAGGTTGCTACTTCATATACGTGGTGCTTCTTAAACTTAGCTGGAGAGCTAGATGAAGCACTTGAAAATCTACTCGCCATAAGTAAAGAAGTCCTCACTAGGGCTTAGGGATCCAAGATTAGGAACGCTGTAGTCCTTTGCAGCGTGGGTCGTAGCTATTGGTGTCGAGGTAATTGTTGAGGTACCAGTGATTACTCGGTTTACCTTTGCACCTAGATCTGGATTATCATCAGAGATCTCTGGTTCAAAGTAAAAGCAAGTACCATACATGCGGTTGTGGATACTTAATCCATCCTCATACTTAAAGTATGGGGCAGATGGCTTTTTTTCATTGTAGATTTTATCCTTAGATACAAATGTAAGGGTTGTGTTTTCAGCACGTAAAGCAAAGCCGGCTTGTTTAGCTAACCTACGAAGAAGCTGCCAATCGCTTTGTCCTGCTTGAACTATCGACTCACGAATACGGGGATGGCGCTGGGTTACAGACTGCATGCCGTGCTTAGCTGCAATCTTAGAAACAACCCCATCAGCCGTGGTGTTCTTGTAAACCTTTTGATCAGTATTTTTTAGGAGGTACGAAGCGGAGACACAAGTAACAGTTGTAGAGTGAACCTCTGTACCTGAGCTGGGTTCTAGGGTATACACGTAACCATTAAACTTAGAAGAATTGGGTCCGCTTGTATAAACAAACTCAACAGGGTCCCCAGAGACTACGATCGTGCTATCTAGAAAGGGTTTTCCTTTAAACTCAAGAACTAAGATGTCATGAGAATCTATCTCTTGAAAAAGTTCAGCACCGATCAAGAGCAGCTCTGTAGAAGGTGTTTTGGGAAAGCTTACAGAGAAGCTAGAGTGTCTAGCCGTAGACTCCCATAGGAAGTTACTTTGAGGGGAGATAGTTGTATCAGCCATTAGGAATCCTAATAACTGTTCCAGGAATAATGTCCCATGGGTCTGTAATCTCTGGATTTAAATCCATGATCTCCCACCAGTATGATGAGCTGCGTATTGCTCCAGAGTTTTGAGCAAGGTTACCTAATGTATCTCCGTCTTCCCAAGGATACTCAACATATGATGCGCTGAACTTGGTAGGCCAGTTTCTGTATACAGATATGTCTGGAGAAATAGTTACTGCATTTACTACTTGAAGGATCGGTCCGTCGTAATATCTAGAGAGTCTGCTTATGCTCATTACTTCTTACCCTTCACTGAAGCCTTAGTTGTAGCAACCTTTGGAACAACTGCATTGGCTGTAGCAGCTGCAGTAGTTGCATCGGTTGATCCAAATACAGGAATACGCATAGCTTGAATATCTACCGTAGTTAACATAGGGACCATGTTTGCTGTAAACATAACGTGGTTAACATTTATAGAGCTAAGAGAGATCTTGTAACGAAGGTTGTCATGGAATCTAATCCAACATGGGATACCCGTGATATATCCAAAGTCTGAGCTTTTATCATTCATGGTCAATAACTCGCCTGAAGCAGCTTGCGGATCACCGTTAAGCAGTCTGTATAAGAACTCTAGGTCGTATTCTGTTCCACGATTGATTAAACCGGCAACCTCTGTAGGTGTAAGAGTTCTAGGATAGTTCTTTGAATAAGAACCGGTTATTCCTGAAAGCTCTGTCATATCTGCAATTCGGTTTAAGTAAAGAGTAAAGCTGACTGTGGTATTACCACCAATAGTATTGGCTGGATCTGCAGATGCTTGGGTCCAGTCAATTGGACTAGTAACAGTAGTGTTGTAAGAAATAGTTGTAGGGTTATAAGCAAACCTAAACTTATAGGCATTGGGGCTTTGAGACTTCCAGTTGATATTGTTTGGATCAGAGAAGAAGTATCCTAAATTATTGTTTAGATCAGCATAGCCAGCAAATCCAGTTAAACGCTTTGTAAGCGGCACATCTCTAGTTAAAAAATGATTAGGAGGATTAGTAATGAACTTATCATCCATTGTATTATTGGCATAGTTATTTATATTGGGGTTTGTTGTAGTGGTTCCAGCAGAACTAGGTCCGGTGGGATTTGTAGCGGGGCTAGGGCTACAGTTAAGCTGAGATGTAATATAGGCTTTAGCTGCTTTAAATGAGGAACCAGCATGATTAAGGCTTACTAACTCAGAGTTAGGGTTAAGGGTAGTTGGGCTTGAGAGCTTGTTTCCATATCCATCCCAAGCATCTACGTAAAAGTTATAGAAACTATTTATAGGTGGGGTAGTAGAGTACTCATACCGCATAGTAAGCCAACGCTTATTGCAAGGATCGTACCCACCAATACCTCCATACATAGCTAAAGCATCGAGGACTTCTTGAGGAGCTTGTCCGGTATTCTTTCCACCTGCAGAAAAGGTTACTGGCTTTGGGGTGTAGAAAAGCTGAGACGTTGGAACATCAATATTGCTATTAGTGCTATTTTCATCAACATAAGTATTAGCTTTTAATACAACACCCACATCAGGAATTCCAATGTAACCGGTTGCATTAGGAAGGGGAACTACCTCTATATAAAACGCATCACCATGAAATGTGCTGCGGTATGCACCACGTTGAAGAGTTGCTGTAGGGTCTACCGGGATAGCGGTAGAGGAAAGATCATCGTTTCCATGCACTGTATTAACAGCGTAGATCTTTGCTACTTTTTTTAATCCGGCAATCCAGGTGTCAAGGCTTTCCCCAGACGTATTTGGTATGGAAATAACATCATTAGTAAGAGAGGTTCCGTTAGTTGCCAGATCGTTCATCTGTGAGGTTGTTAAAGCAGTCGTTTGATTTGGGTATGTAATGCCGCTCCAAACACGGATGACATACATTACATACTGCCCGTTGTTTACAGTTCCATTAGTTAATGGCAACCATCCGCCATTAGATCCAAAGTACTTAAACGCAGGGTTGGAGGAAGTAATGGGGGTAACCGTAATAGCCGGGTCACTAACAAACGCTTCAATAGTATAAAAGGCTTTTGTATCGTATGACATTAGACGCTCGCAATTCCCTTACGTCGTAGCTGCTGATGCAGCTGCCTGTTAAATTCATTCACCATATCGTTAGCACCCTGAACGCTCGCCGTTGCAATATTTACATTCATCTGAACTTTAATGTTTACCTGCTGATTAGCATTAAAGGATGTGCTTGTAGGCATTCCATACGCACCCTTAGATGCACCCACTTCAGCAAGAGACATGCTTGGAGCAGAACTGCCGCCCACACCGTATCCATCTGACTTAGCTGTTAGCTGAGCGTCATAAAGGTATTTAGAGAACTCTCCGCCGGTATAGGTAGACCAGGCATTCCAATTAGTTCCGTGGTTACTCTTATCCCAAGCAGCTTTAATATTATACGCTGGGTTTTGAAGTCTACTTGCGTCTCTATCTGGATCGTTCCATTTCTTCCAATCCTTTAAAGAACGAATCTGGAATAAGCCAACGCTTGGACCCCACTTGCTATCTTCAAGCTTTACATCACCAATAGCATTTGGTCGACCTTGAGACTCTGCAAGTGAAACAGCAAATGCAGTAGAAAGGGCTTTTCCACGAAATCCCTGTGCATACAGCATCCTCATGTATGCCCCTCGGCTGCCTCCAGGCATGCCCTTTACATCTCCAGGTACAAGATTGATGGTGCTATCAATCAATGGGGTTCCATCTGTTGCAGAAAGCTTTGAGCTGTTACCCAAGGTATTTAACATGTCGCTGTAGTTGAGTGGGTTACCTGCCATCATCGCACTAGCTAGCTGCGATGGTAGTCCTACAGAGTTTAAGATTCCTGGATCAGAGATAGTGTCAATACTGACTGATTTATTATTAGCACCCTTAGCTGGGGCACCCATGGCTGTAGGAAGCGGTGGTGAAAACTTAGAGCTTCCTGCTCCAATATATTTAGATGGATCAACACGGCCCTGTGCACCGACGCCACCGTTATCACGAAGTTCAAAGTGAAGATGCGGACCAGTTGAATTACCAGCTCCAGGGGTTCCTGGCTTACCACCAGAGAGTCCGATCTCTTCACCCTTACGAATCTTCTGTCCAGAGTGAACCTTGACCTGAGAAAGGTGGGCATAGAGAGTTGATTTCTTACCGTGGGTAATGATTACGTAATTTCCGTAATCCTTATCTAGGCCTGTATAGGAAACAACGCCATCAGCCGCAGCATGTACTGGTGTGCGGGGTTGAACGGCGTAATCAATACCTGTATGTGAAGTCCACTTAGATGGGTTGTGGGGATCACGGCGCTTACCGAAGCCTGAGCTTACGGCGTGCTTATCTGTGGGGTAGTTCATCTCTGGGCTGCCACTAGATGCGGCTGTACCCATTCCTGGGGCTGCATTACCGCCCTGGAATAATCCCTGGATTAGACCCGCACCTGCTCCTAAAACGGCTCCTATGGCCGTTCCAGGGCCCGGAAGGATGCTTCCTATGGAAGCGCCTATAAGAGCGTCTATGCCCATGTCAGCGGCCGTGTTACCGACCTTTTTGACTGTCTTATTCTTGGCTAATCCAGTGTTATCCAGACCGCCCTTAAGAAGACTTGCCAAGGCAGCCAAGCCGGCTAGTCCTCCGGCTTTACCTAAACGTCCCGCAATTCCAGCCCCGCCCTTGGCTGTACCGACTGTGTATCCCTGACCTGGAAAGTTTTCTGCAGCAGCAATCGGATTGTTCTGAGAACTAAGCATCTGTGATAGAGCACGGTTTTGAAGAGCTCCATAACCAAAGCTCATACCTGCCCCAGCTAATGTGGAGATGGTTGCTCCAGGACCACCAAGTCCTGGGAAGGTTTCAAGAACGCCTTTAAGCTTTCCAAATAGATCGACAACTCCAGGAAGGGTATTGGCTAATCCAGCCATGCCGTTATTAATCGAGGCAGCTGTGTTAAGGGAGGTGTTGTATCCAGATACAAGTCCGCCGCTCATTGCGGTGGTTACATTAGATGTACTTGTATTGTAATTAAACTGAGCGGCTAAAGGACTTCCTGCCCCAACCTTCATTAGTCCAAGAGCAGATGTAGATCCGCTTAGATCTGATTTACTTAAACCAGAACCCTTTGATGCACGAGCAACAATACCTGCTTGAATGCTCGCCATGAGGTCTGGGTTGCCGCCAGCAATCTGTGCAATAGTGTTATAGCCCTTGCTGTTAGGGTTGTAAACCATCTGAGCTTGATCAAGGGTTACAGTCTTACCACTATATAAAAAGTTATATACACCATTGATGATGTCGTTGATTGGCTTAAGAGAGCCATCAGGATTACGAGCGGTCACACCAACTCGTAAGAAGTTCATGCCGTTAATTCCGGAGAGTCCAGCAGCTACTTGCTGATTGCTTCCTCCAGTAAGTGCGCTAAGTCCACCTACAGCCCCCATAATATTTTTGGAGCTCATGGTGTTGGCTAAATAACCACCACTATATGCAGCAGTGGCCATCGCTTGAATAGGGCCGGTAGCACTAGTGGCTCCGTTACCTACGGCTTTATTAGCCGCTTGCATTGCCTGCATAGCAGACATGCCACTAAGGCCTGCAAATGTATCTGCAGTCATACGCTGGGTTACAGCGTTCATCGTTGAAGGCATCATGCCCATACCGATGCTACCTACTGTTGCTACAGCGGCAATTCCACCTGCAACCTTTTCAGCAGTTGTATATGGGACATTCGGCATAGTTCCCATGCCGATGTTTCCACTACCAGTGTTGTTACCATTTTTACCAACACTGCCTAGGGACTTAGCAATATTGTTTGCAGACTTTTCCATCTGCAACATCAGCTTTAAGCTGACATTAAAGCCCTTGTTTACTTTATTAAAGAAAGAGTCAAGACCAGCGTTTGAGCCCAGGGCAAGTGCACCCCCCGAGTCGGAAGGCATCTGCATATTGCCGTATGCGGCCATTACTTCACCCTAGGTCTCTCTATGGCTTTGTTAATCCAAAGCATTCTTTCTCTGACAGAGAGATTGCGGATCTCAGTTAAAGTCCAACCAGGATAATTCTGAGCCAGAATATCGTAGGTCTGGATTACTAGATCGTAATCAATCTCACTCTTGAAACAACTCTGCCAACGTAAGTGGCATCGGGACCTCCGACCCGCAGAACTTACATGGCACTGTTACTTCGCTGAGTTGTGGACCTGGGTTGCGATCTGATATAGCCTTAAGGATATCCCGGCGGTCTTTGATACTGAGCTGACGAACCTGCTCCGTATCCATGACAGGGAGACCATTAATGGTCTTAACGCAGCTCTTGAGTACGAGGGTGTCTAATTCAGCTGCGGTCTTATTGGATGAGTTTACTATAGCTTTCTGTGTAATACCGTTTGGAAGAGATACTTCTACCTCACCAATCTTGCACTTAAGAGTGAAAAGGCGATCACCGTCTAGCTTTTTAACCTTAACGTCTTTGTTAAGATCAATAGATACTTCTTGAACGTCTGAAGAACATGGGCAGATATTTCCTTCAAAATTAATCTCATCACCAAAGGTGACACGACGAATCGTAAGGAGGATAAGCTCACGGTCTCCAGCTAGTAACATATCGAGTGTATCCCGATCTACTGCTTTTTCACCAAGCTTTACTACTGCTCGTTCTAGGATGGCAAGGAGGGCTTTGCCTGTATCTCCAGCTTTTGCAATAGCTTCTTCATCTGCTCCGTTTAGTTCACGAACTTCTGCAGTTCCAATAAATCCATCAAATGGATCCATTAATCCTGCAGCCAACTCTACGTGAGTATCAGGAGGCGTCTCAACACGCTTCTTAGCGGGTTTAGCTACCGCCTCCTGAGCCTCTAATGCTTCTGCGACCATCTTATTCGCAAGTTGTGGATTATTAATTGCACTTACTTCGTTAGTCATATTGTTTACCTTATCGTTTTAATGTTTAAGCTGAAGGAAGGGTCTGTGCTCCACCTGCAGTTGTATAGTCCTGAGCGTATGAAACGTCAAAGCCTTCATGAACAACCTGAATTTCTTCAACCATGAGGGTGTTAGCACCGGCATCAAGGTTGCTGTAGCTGAGGTTTGTGATCCATGCGTTATAGACTTTGAAGCGCAGTGATACATGCTGATCTGTTGGATTTCCAGCAACTCCTCCATTAAGGTTAGTTGTGCCCTGTGGGTTAGGGTGGCTGAGTACTGCGATGTCAATTGTGCAACGGAAATCTGCGCCAATTCCTGTTGTAGCATCTCCACTGAGTACTGTAAACAAACGCTTCATCCACATTGGGTTTGCATCCTGTGCAAGCATTACACCCTTAGAAAAGCTAATAGGTGTAAAAGAAGTCTGACCAGGAATCTGGTGGAAGTTCGTGTTATATCCACCTTCACGGTAAGCGATTGCTTCAGTAGCAATACTCAAACCAGAAGCTGATACGAATCCCATAGTTGCCCAGGCCTTATTTGCAGATGCCCATGTAGAGTCTTGTGCATGGGGGCTAAACGTAACCAAGAACTTAAAGTTACGAACTGGATCCGTAGCAAGTGTGCTAAACGGATTAGTGATTGGACCGTTAGTCATTTTTAGTTATCTCCTTACGCCGTAGCGTTTCCGGTAAGTTGTCCCAACTTGATGACAACAAACTCTGCTGGGTATTCAATAGCTACGCCTATTTCGACATTTACAATGCCGTTCTGGATATCTGCATCGCTGTTATTAGTAGCGTTACAAGTTACATAAAAGGCCTGGCTTGGATCTGTTCCACGAAGTCCACCCTGCTGCCAATATCCACGAAGGAAGGTAGAGAGTGAGGTTGTGATGCGTCCCCATAGAATTGAGTCATTATTCTCAAACAGAGCAAATGCGCTGCGCTGTTCAAGCTCTGTCTTCAAGTACATGATAGAACGACGAACGTTGATGTAGCGGTTAGATGTGGTGTTGTTCATGGTACGAGCGCCCATGATTACGATTCCACTACCTGGGATCTGACGGATAGCATTGATTGGTTCTGTACCAGTATTCAATGTATCAAGGTCAGAGTTAGAAAGCTGGGTCTGTGTTGCAACAGCCAGTGCAATTCGGTTGCTGAATCCTGCTGGTGCTTTAAAGACACCACGTGCTGAATCGGTAGCAATGTACTGGCCGATTGCTGCAGCTCCAGGAGCTTGATTACGAAGTGCGCCACGAGCAGCCTTTGTTGTATCTGGAATACTGATCCAAGGATAGTAGAGGGCTGCAACTTCACCAGCAGAAGAACCTGCAAATGGTGATGTAGCTTTAAGGTCAGAAGCATACTGCTTAGCATCTGATACTGCAAGTCCTGATGGAACGTCACAGACTACAAAACAGTTTTCACGACCGGCTGCATATGCAACAGCATCTGCCTGAAGCTGTAGAGACAATGTGCGATCTCCTGAGCTTCCACCTGAGGTGTACTGGTAAGCAGCCTGAGGAATGTTAAATACTAATGGATTCTGAATAGGATCAAAGTTAGTATAAACAGCCTGATAGTTAGCACGTGAAGGTGCTGATCCATCAAGACCACCTGTAAGTGCATGCTGTACTCCGTCAGCTGTAGGGTTGTTTCCTGGAGCAACTGTTGCAGAGTGCTCGTCAGTTACAACTACATACGCTGAAGATGCATTGATGTATGAGATTGCGTAGCGTGGATCAGTGCTTGACATTGAAAGATCAGTAAACTGCTCAATAAGAGTTGAAGTTCCACCGATCAATTCATATACGTAGAGAGCAAAACGACCAGCAGCACCGGTATTGATTACCTGAACTGAGAGTGAGTTGCCCCATGAACCAGCATTAGATGCAGTTACTAGAAGGGTTGACAAAGATGAGCTGTCTGTCAAGACAACTGATGAGGCTGCGGATCCTGAACCTAGGACACGCTGAACGTAAGCTTGGTTACCGCCATTAGCAAAAAAGTTATAGACAGCCCAAGTGGTTGGATAAGCATCTTGTACATCTCCGAAGCTATCAACAAACTTCTTCCATGAACGTACGAGTACTGGTGCTGAGGACTTTCCTGAAGGCAATGCTCCAAGGAAAGCGCCAACAGCAGAGCCATTGTCAGTTAGTTCAACTGTCTGGCTTACTGGCACTTCTTGTACAAAGACGCCGGGTCTACTAAATGTAGCCATTCCGGTTTACTCCTTAGTTATAGTTGGTTTCTGTAGGTACCTAGTGGTGAGCGTTTTATGAACCGTATGTATGGTCTTGATAGTTAAACGTGATCTTGGGCGTTTGTGTAACTTCGTAGATTTCTGAGAAGACTTCTGGGAAGAGCTCAGAACTAATACGAATAGTATAGACGTTACTGAACAGTCTTTTATCCTGTTCTGTTCTATCTCTTTTGGTGAAGCTCAAAACATCCAGACGACGGGCGGTCCCATCCTCAGGGATATATAGCTGACCAAATCTAAATGGCAGTCTTCCAGGACTGAAGAGCGCATTAATCATCGCCCGATCATGTCGTGGTTGACGGCAGTAGGTGGTGACCTGATAGTCAAGGTTTACTGGAATTGGTTCCCAAGTAGCTATAGGACCAGCTTGACCTTCTGGGGTATATGGCGTGGTTATATACCCACGCATGGCACGGTCAAAAGCTTCAGCAATTCCAATCAATTCAATGGTTATATATGGATATGACTGCTGATGGATTTCTTTATCTGGCTGACCATAGAACACCGAAACAGGACGAGCCGAGTTTCCGGTATCAGAGACCGTAATCCCTGTTAGTAGGGCTTTAAGGGCAGCCTCTTCGTTTAATACAAATGGCATTATGCAAGCCCCTTACCTTTAGCAGCTTTAGTAAAGTGATTAGCAATGTCGTCATAAGAAATGCTGCTCAGGGTATTCCTGATCATGGGATTAGCAGAAGTATCCTCACCACCAAGTTCCACGTGGTAGGCGTCGTCTGTAATACCTGTTACGGTAGGGACCATGTCCTCAAGGCTAAATCCCAGGTTCTTTGCATGCGGAATATTCAGGCTCTGTAGCTTGGCCTGTTGCTCTGCTTCAAAGTTTGAGATTGACTGCTGTAACGCTGCTATAAAATCGGATCTTGGTGATGTCACTTGCCACGCCTTGAAGCTAGGTATCCTGCAATTAACCCGCCAGCGATTTTAACGTCTGTCTTTTTAGGGTCAGCAGATCCCGTAACTCCACGGACAAATTCACGTGTGTCAGCATCGGACTCATTACGTAAGAGTCGTTGCACTAATAAGATCATAAATCCTCCAGATGAAGGCGCAGGTACAGCAGCAGGGTTCCGGATTACTCCGGCGTCAAGTACAAGGATAAATGAAAAAGCCCCACATAGTGGGGCTAATCCTTACTTCTTTTTCTTCTTCTTTACGGTCTTCTTGACCTTCTTGGCTAGTTTGGCATCGTTCTTTTCATCCTGCTCTTCAAAGGCTTTTCTTTGAGCTGGAGTCATGCCCTTTTCAAACTTACTATCCTTGTGAGCCATTAGATCCGCCCTTACCGCAGGTGCAGTTCTGACACTTGCACTCTGGCATTTACTTGCCTTTCTTAGTGGTTGGCTTAGAAGTCTTCTTGCAAGCACCCTTGCAATTAGGCTTTGAGCATCCACATCCACATGCTTTGCACATAGTTATTCTCCCTGTTCGGTTGTTGGGGCTTCCTCTGCTGGAGCCTCTTCTGATGGTGTATCTAAGTCTAATACAAACTCTGGGTGAAGCCCGTCGTCTGTTGTAGCTGCGTCAATATCTGGCATCATCCTGTCTTTCTGTGAGTGGAGTGCCATTTCTTAGCACCCGCTATACCCTGCTGGGGGTTCTTTACCCGACCGTTACTTACCTCGGTTAGATTCATCTTCTTGTGTGAAGTTCCAGACTTTTCATCCGGATGGTTAAGCATAACGTCCCCGCCAGGCTTTTGTGTAACGACGTGCTTTTGACCCTGAATGGTAGCGGTCTTTTTACGAACTTTACTCTTTGGCATAATTATCCTACGTTATAAATAGTTAAGTTGGCTGATGGAGATGCTGGGCGAGTCGGGTTAGTACCAGCCGCTGTAGCAAGAAGTGACATTCCAGAAGCACCTGACCACCAATGAAATTGAATGTAATCATTTGGTACAACAGTAATTGGGGACTCAATGTTTGCTAAAACTTGTGAGCCTTGCGCTGAGGCCGTGGTAAACGTAAATCCAGATGATGGCACAATTACACCGTTTTTAGAAAACCATGTTGTAATGTGGTAGTCGCTTGTACCGCCAGTGAAGTTAAACTGACCTAAAAAGTTAAGGTTATAAGTACCCGGATTTGCAAACACGATCTTAGTAGTGTCTGAGTTTATAGACATACCCTTACTTAGGTTTGTTGTATCCCAGCTAATGACGTTATCTGAGGTTGTGCCGGCGCTAGACATGCTGGTACTTCTAGAAAAGTTGCCGTAATAAAGAGGTGTTGGTGGAGTGATTATTTTAATGCTCATCGGGTGTACTGCAATACTGCTACGCTGGATGAACCAGTAGAGATAGCATAGATAGTGTCTGACTGACCTAGATCATCAAGACTTGCGGTTGCTCCCGGAGCAAGTTGAACTCCATAGCTTGAAGAAGTTACTCCTGAACCACCAAGATATACGGTAGCTGAAAGATCAACATTCTGAACAGAGAGTGTGCATCTAGCCCAAGCGGCGTAGTTCTCTCCTGTTACGGAGTTCTGGGTTACAGTATCGGTATTTAAAGCTACAGCTGTTGAGCTATTTAAAGCCACGATTCCATGAGAGATTGCCATTTATCCTTTTACCTTCTTTAGATTTGGGTTCTTCTTCTTTGCAGAAGCAGAAGCTTTGCGGGTCTTAGAAGCAACAATGGCTCCAGCTTGTTCCTTGGTATAGCCTTCGGCTTCTACTTTCTTTTGAACAGCTTTAAATCCTGGATGCTCTTTACTTTTTTTTGCCACTCTTCTTCACTCTCTCTGGTAGTTTCTTTCCTTTAGGAGTCTTAGCTTCAAACTCCGCAGCAAGTTTAGGGTTTTTGGCGTAGAGTGCTATACGTTGTGCCTTTGATTTAAAAGGCATCGCCATCATCCGTAAATGCTGAGTATCCTGCAAATGTTGTAAACTGAGGATCGTTGACGAGCTCTTCGGCGTTAACCTGGACACAGTCAATAGTCACCAGTGTGTACTTACCCTTAATAATACCCTTTGGCTGGATCTGATCTGGGGTAAATACTTCATTTCTAAAAACAATACGATCACGTAGAAACTCATCTGGGTTATCAGTGAGGTTCTGGATCTTGCTGGCTTTGGGGAAACTTGAGCCAGAAATAGGGGTGTGTTGTTCAATGACGTCCATATTGACGGTCACACGCAAGATATCGGTATTGTAGAAACCACGATCTCCCTGCATGGTCACGCCTTGGAATAGAGCAGCCTGCACAACAGGAATGGTGTGGGGACCATCAAAGATACGACCACCAGTATTAGCGCCCACATCGTAGATGGGGTCAATAGAAGAAAGGGCAGGATCGTAGTAGTACCAGTCAATAGACTGACCTACTGTGTAGACGAGCTCTTTGGTAGTGCCGGAGATTATGCTAGCTCTTTCAGAGTCTATGGTAAAACGACCCTGGACTCTTTCACCACGCATGTTTACTCTCCTGCTTCAAGATCCTCGTCTGTCAATTGTACAGCGCTCAGGTTCATCTGACCCCATTTACCTACAGGACACTCAGCATTAGGGAGCTTAGTCTTGAGGTTCATAAAGCAACCACACTCTTTACACTGATGTGTAAGGGCAATGAAGTGCTCACATCCCTGGCATATCTCATAGCGGGCAGCAGCTACAGTCTCTGTAACTCTGCCTATCTTTTTATTAAAGAGGTCCCAAGGTCTAGCTGGACGATCTGCTTCACTCATTTGTAACTCTTTCTCTGCCACCAGTTCTTCTTATAAACACCAAATGGGGGATTAAGGATTCTATATGCTTCGTTATGTTGCATCTCACCCTTCTTGCTATCTCGTACTTCCATTTCCCAATCTTCTCTTTTAAAGGGAATGCATTGGATCATTGGTGTGCCTGCTTCAATAATTCCAGTCCAACCCTTCTTTAAAAGAAAGGGATAGTTGACTACTACAGGGTGTACGTCCGTATCGACCACAGCAGTTAATGACTTAAAAGGAAGATCGGTTCTATTAATTGGGTGGGTAAATAGGGTGCTATAGCCCTTGGGTGTCTTAATTCTAAAACTGCTATTGAACTTCCAAGGATGTTCTCCATCTAAGTCTTCATCGATCTCAGCGTTAGTCACCTGATACTTTGTGTGACTAGATACCGGTTTTGATAGGATGGAGTTATGCCTCCACTCTTCACCTGTGAATTCAATATCACAGGGAACTGGAACCATGTACCCGGCAGTCATTCCATCTAAAAATGGGATGCAAGTTTTAACAGTGATGATCTTATCTTCGCCCACCATAGGTATGGCTTTATACCATTCAGGGATAAACTTAGATGCAGGACCGGGAGCAAGAATATCCAGGTCAGGATTTTCCCTTAGAAACTCAATCTTTTTTGACAAGTGTCTCTCCTTCAGCTGGAGTAAATGTTTTAGACACATTATCGTACGTCCAACCTATTGTTGGGCGTACTGGGTAAATAGTAGGGTCTAAGCTAATAAACACTGGCTCGCTTAGTAGTATTGCTGCTAACCTATCGTTTACTCCTATAACTTCAACAACCTCATTGTCTATGAGTACAGCGATATTGTGTACTACTACTGGAGGTAGGTCAGTGATCTTCCCCGCTTCAACAGGGCGTCTATCAGAAGTCTTTTTAACTAAGTACTCACCTAGCTTATGAGCTGTCCATTTAGGTAGGCTCATACAGGTTGCAACAAATGGCTTATTCTTTTTAAACATTATCTGTATACCTTCTTTACCCACAAAAACTTCTTATAAAAGTGCTCGTTATCTCTGGTTATTGAACCCTGTCTAATTGCTGTATTAGAAAGACCAAAGTCGATCATACTCTTCCATGAAGCTCTCTTTACAGGAATAACCTGAGCAAATGGAGTGCCAGCGACTATTCTTCCTTCAAAATCTTCTTTAATAAAGAAGGGGATATTACCGTAGTTATAGTACTTGTCACTATCCATATATGCGCTAAGTGTAGTAAACGGTAGATCATGATGGTTGTAGGGATGGGTAACAATAGTGCTCCAACCTCGTGGAGTTTTCCAACCCCACTTAGAGCTCCAGACCATTCCATTAGGAGAGTGTCCAGCAGGACGTGGGATTGTTGAACCTAGTTCAACTGGGCGTTCTCCAATAAATCCCTCCCAACCATCGGGAGCGTTCCAACGAATATTTTGAGTGCCGTCTTCATTTTTAGTAACAAAGATATCAAATGGGGTTACTAACATGTATCCACTGATCAAAACATCTAAAAAGGGTATGCAGGCCTTCATACCGGGATCACCGGTAGAAAGCTCTAGCTCGCCCTTCTTCCACCAACCAGGAACAAAGTTCTTTGCTGGTTGGGGTACACCTACGGACGAGTTAATGCCGGTGGATGGCACAAATCTAATAAGCTTCATATGTTCCTTCTTATACTCCGAATTATTAAAAGATTATATATTACGCCTTAGGAAGACCTGTAACTGGATCTAAAGTTTGAGGAGAAGCTAAGTTTGCATTAGGGTTTGTAAAGACCCCCGTAGCAGCATCGTAGGTCCAGCCCATTTGAGCTTGCCCATTCTCGATCTGTACGAAGGTAGGCTGCGCCATGAAACGTGCAGCATCTACACCCTGAAGATTCATAACCTGATTTACAACGCCATCAATAATGAGGGCTATAAAGTAAGGTTGTGTAGGAATCGCCACAGGTTGAGGTACTGGTGGTAGTGGGGGGAGCGTTGTCATTGCTGACCTTTCTTAGTAATTTGGAGTAGCGCTGTAGTCATCCAGGGAATTACCCTGGTTGTATGAAGAAGGTGAAAGAACTATACCATAGGTGGTTGATACGGTGGCTCCTGTAGCCGTGTAGACAAGGTCAGATCCTACCTGTGTTACCAGATTATCAGAGTAAACCTTTATGTCTATATTCTTATTATTTTGGTTGGCTGTAACTGAAAAGGCCTTGATAACTGAGGCTACGGTCCACTGATACAGCTGGCTTACCGCATTAGCTATAGACTGCAGTACCTGGACAGTAACTGGGTAACAGGTCTGGCAATTACAGGAATAGTTAGTTCCAGCAACATAGGAACAGCTATTGCAACCAGAATAATAGGTGTTTCCGCTAACGCAGCTATTGCAACCTGAATAGTAGGGAGTTCCTGCGTTTGTATTACAGGTCTGATCTGAGTTACAACTGTTGCATCCCGCATAGTAGGTGTTTTGATAGCAAGGTCCGGCAGCGTTAACGTAGTTATAACAACCGTATCCACCACCAGAACCACATCCATAACAGCATATTTGAGCCGCATTTCCAGGTACACAGTACTGGTTAGTACCACAGGGGCTGTGGGTACAGTACTGGTTACCAGCGTATGTGCAGTATTGGTTTCCAGCGTTAGTTCCACATACGGAGCTATTGCAATATGAATTAGATCCACAAGGGTTACTATTACAAGCAGTGTATCCGTTATTACAGGTCTGACAGTTACAGCTAGTAGAGCTTTGACTTGATGTTACAGCAAACCAGTTTCCGCTATCTGTAGCCCACAAAACTAGTCCTGTTCCATCTCCGGCACTATCAATAGTTTGGGTTACTGAGGCTGCTCCCTGACCAATGCTTTGAGTGGCGATAGGGTATGTTGAAGGGTTGTCAGTAGTAGTAGCAGCGCCGGTTTTAACAAACCAGTTGCCTCTAAGAGCGGTCCAGGGTTGTCCGCTATCAGCGGTGCCTAAACCGGTAGTGGTATCTGCACGAGTAAACGTATCAGAGATTAAGGCAGCAAACCAAAGTCTCCAAGTGGTTCCTACCTTTACAAAGCCCTGGCTTACAGTTCTCCAAGAATTACCGACTTTTACATTGACGCCTGAAATTGTGCGCCAGGTACCATTTATGTTTACCTTACCAGTCATTACACGTATACCAACCAGACGTCGCCATCTTGACCCTGGCTATTTGTAGGGGTTGCAATAGAGGATGTAGTGTTTCTTACAACATTGAGGGAGCTGTTTGAGGTTGTTACTTGTCCGTTAGAAACGGCCACAGCACCGAGTGATGTGGCGGTAATTCCTAGAGAAGCTGCACTAATCTGTGCAGATCCAAACGATACCCATTGATTTGTAGATGCATTCCATTTAGCGATAGTCATTAGTTAACTCCGTAGACTAATGCGGTTCCTGACATGGAGCCGGTAGACAATACAAGGTTTACAGAAGAAATTGCTACAGAAGATTTATAGAGACCGGCTGCCATAATAGCTGTTCCGTTATTTCCCTCTAAACGTCCCATCTGCCAAGATGTAGTATCCTGAGTATCTTGAAGAGTTATGATCAATCCGTTAGTAGTCACTCCAGAAGATAGTGGTACTTGAAACAGAGCAGATGTGATAGTTGATCCACCAATAATGGCTCCAGCATAATCAGAGGAGCCGGTGCCGCCATCACTATTTAAAGTGATAGTAAGGTTAGCGGCAGCACTAGCGGTTAGTCCTTGAATTACGATACATACATCTTTATATGATGGGTTTACTGCAAGGTTAACAGTTCCTCCGCTTAGGGTGACCTGAGACATTAGGTTCTTTCCAGCATTGTTTAACGGGCTGGCATTCATCCACACATCGCCATCAGATGGGTTTGAAGGGGTATTGGTTCCTACAAACAGTCTGCTGCTTGCATTAGTGTCTGTAAATCTAAGGGGACTTGAGGGTACCCCGTTTTTTGCTACTGCCATTTACTTACTCCTTAGGAGAGCTCTGAGCCAAAAGCCTGGAATGCCAAGCCGGTGCTGGTGCTATACGCACCGATTAGATCGTTAGGAGCTAAGGTAATTCCAAGGGTATAGGTGATAGTTTCACCGGCTGCTACGGAAGCACCGTAAGCGATGTATTGCTTTGTTGAGAGGGTAGCCCCACCCTGACGTACGGCAATGTTATACGTGGCAGTGTTACTGCTGGTATTGCATACAGTTATTGTTGAGATTACTGAGCCGAGGACGTTGCTGTTAACTGAGTAGATTACCGACTCATTTGTACCTACGCCTGATGTGGGATTAACCTGCCCCAGGATTTTATAAGCTGTTGCCAACTGAAGGCTCCTTTAAATAGAAAGCAAGATTTTGTTGAAGACGTACTTCATTTGGTTGCAATTCTACAGCCTTAGTGCCATATTTAATGGCTCTTTCTAAGAGAACTTTAGCCTCTTCAAGATCAGATTCAGTGGTAGATAGGTAATAGCAGGATATGGCAGCATAATCCCAAGGCTGTGGTCCCCACGCCCATGACTCACATAGGAAATCCAAAGGCTTTTCTTCAATAGATAAAGCTAAAGTAGATGCTTCTAGGCATTCTTCCCAACGCTTTTCTTCATAGTAAAGCTTAGCCAATTCCACATAAGCTTCACGACGTGCAGGGTCTTCTTCTACAGCTGCCTTAAACCACTTGATCATTTCCTCTAAATCTGGGGAAACCATATTAGCTATGTAACGCATAGCTGCAGCACGCTCTGGCTTCCATTGAGCATGGGGCATAGATAGGTATCGTTTAAACTCCTCAATTGCTTGAGGATATTGGGTGTGAAAGAAAAGCTCACGGGCATAGTAGAAAGAACTCCGCTCATCATTGGGAGCTTCTTGAACTGTAAGAGCTAAAAGAGGCAGGTACTGTCCACGTGATTTAGATGCATCAGCACGGTGGTGTATCTCAAGATCAATATACTCTGCCGTCTCTTCAATGCGGTCTGGGACTAGGATCTCGTGTACGGCATTCTTCCAACGATACCCATGACGTGTGTGGATGTGATCCCCACCAAAGGTTAATCCCGGGGTACCATCTGGATTAAAGTTCCAAGTGTACTGGTAACGAGGTCGTGTGACCTTGGTCTTTTCAAGAGCCTTACGCCATCCAGGCATAAGCATCTCATCCATATCGACGGATACACAATAGTCAATGTTGTCTGGAAGTAGGGCTAGGGCCGCATTACGGGCGTCATCAAACCGCCAAGGCTTAACGCTGATTGTGTGGCACACAATACCAAGGGACTTAGCTAGCTCTACGGTTTTATCTGTAGATCCAGTATCAACTATCATAAGATAGTCAGCGTCCTTATTGTGCTGAGCCCAACGAGCTACATGCTGCTCTTCATTAAGGGCAATAGTGTATACAGCTATTTTCATAGCTTAAGTATAGCGTTAGTTAGTACCAGCTAAGTTAGACATAACTTGACGGCCATAGATTGTGGTTCCACCGTCAGGGCTAAGGAACTCATAGATGCTACGAGCAGTAGTAGCCTGTCCCGGAGCAGTTCCAGCGTGCCAAGTAATTCCCGTCCAAGTAACTGTATAGGTAGATGGGTTAGAAATCTCTAAGTACCACTTATGGGCGTATGTTGATGGCATAGTTGCAACATTCCAAGATAGGGTTGCATTACCAGAAAGAACAACCTTTGAGTACCCGCTACCAGCATTTGTGCTTCCAGCGATATTCTGATTAGGTGCTCCTAAAGAGACAGTGCCAGAGACTCCAGTTGTATATGAACCTGTGTAAGTTGTTCCAGCGTTAATGTATGCAAGAGTATTCTTTTGCATAGGCTGTGGATATTCTGTAATAGGCATTAGTTCTGTGCCACTACCCTTCCTAGAAATAAAACGCCGTCAGTAGTAAATATCTCAACAAGGAGATAGCTTTGAACTGCAGAGGGTGGATTTCCACCATTTTCCCATCTAATTTGGGGAGTAAAGGGTACATATCCATTATACTGAGCTTGAAAGACGATAGAGTTTCCAGCAGCGTTTGGTATAAACTCAACGTAAAAACTAGAGCCTACTTGAGCAGCAATTACCCCTCCAAGTCCAACTCCCGCACTGGCAGCATCTGTCTGTCCTAGATTATTTGCCTGCACTTGTCCATAGATGTTGGCTGGAGTGGTACCTGCGTAAGGAAAAAGATCGTTACCGACAGGATGGAGTGGGTATGCCGTTACATCTATGCTCGCATAAAAAGTAGACGTTGACGGTTTAAAAATTCTAATATAAGGAGTTGTCCAAGCGCTAAAGTAAACACCAGAGGCGGGATTAGTAAAAGTTGTCTTAACAATAGATGCGGTTGCAGTGTTGTACGCTGTATTAGCGCCAACAAGTACCGCTGGGGTTGAGGTAAGTGTCATAGTCTATTCCTTAGAATGAGTAAAGTAGCTTGCCATTGATAGTAACCCCATCAAAACTGGTAAATAGAAGAGTAGGAGCACCGCTTCCAATGCTCGCCGGTGCTGATCCACCATCCCACACAACGTTATTAAATGTAAGGGTGTACGATGTTGGAGCTACAGTGACTCTCCATACTGTTGGCTGGTACATGGTCACACCGTAGGCGTCTACATACGTACCAGGCATTCCCACAAAGTTAACCGTTAAGTTTGATGTTAAATTAAGCAAACTAATAAAAGCACCATCAGTAGGATTTATTGTAAGGGTAGAAGTTGTAGCAATTGCAGCCTTTTGCTTACCACCAAGAGTTGTAGCTACATTGTAATTTCCCCAACTTCCAGCGGCTGGACTGGTCAGGTTAAATACTTGAACACGAGAAAGGTGAGCACTATTCTGGACAATATCCTGGGACTGTCCAAGTACCTGTGGCACTGAGGTGACTGACATTACTTCCTCTTTCTAAACAAAGACTTACGCTGAGGTACTTCTTCTACTTCAATAACTTCTTCGGCTTCATCAAAGCCGGTACCGTTCCATAGTGTACGAGAGACACCCGTAAGGGTATCTGGATACCAAACACCGTTTTCAAATGTCCACCCTACCGTTGGGCGTGGTTCTGCATCTGTTACATCCACCTGAGTTAGGTGGGCTACATCTGGACCGAGATCTTGACCGAGTGTGGCGACAACCAGGTGTTTAACCTGGTTGCCGTCCATTAGAGCTATATATGCCATCCTAAGAGTTTACCTTAGAATGTTTGCTTATCGAACCAACGAATGATCGCTAGACCGTCTGATCCGTTACCACCGTTAGAGTTGTAACCGAGGTATGCAAGGCCTGACATATCGAGATCGACGGTATCGCCGGCATCGAAGTAGTCACCTTCCCATGTTACGTCAAACAAGTAAGCGTTAGATGGTGCAGCTAGAGTTGTCCAGCCACCAACCTGTGTGTAGGTACCGTTAACGCCGAGGTAGTTAGTTGTGTTAACTGCGGTGAAGACGATATCAACGAGAGGACGATCTTCACGAATAATCGTGTTGGTCTGATCCTTCCAACGGATTGTTGGACGTACACGCTTTGTTGTTCCTGAGAACACTGGGCTGTTGATCGTTGAAGTTGGAGACGAGGTCAAACGAGCTGCAAGCGTTGGGATGGTGATAACTGTACGAGGCAAGATCTGGAATGTCTGAGACATTGTTGTGACCTTGAAGTTACCGTCATCCTGTACTGTGATACGAAGACCGTTAGAACCTGAAACAATCGCTGCAGATGAGCTTGGCTCAATATCTGTGGCGTTATAAAGTGGGATCCACTTGTAGTACTCAGGTGAAGCGGCTTCGTATGAAACAGCGAGGTTTGCAGGGAAGTGCAAGATTGGCTGATCTGGAGCCTGACCAAAGTTGGTCGAACCTCCACCGCCACCGGCACCGGTGTTAGCAATAGCGTCGATACCACGGGCAAAGTAGTTACCCATAGCTGAACCCCAAGAGGTAATAGTTGACTGGGTTAGGTCGACGATGAAGTTACCGCCACCCTTACCGCCGCCAGCTACTCCACGACCTGGAACCATCTGTCCATTGAACTGCGCACCAGTAGGTGTTGTAAGGTTGGTAGCACCACCTTGGATGTTGGCGTTAGTACCTGATACAGACCAAGTAGACCAACCAGCTCCACCGCCTCCGCCACCAAGGGCGACGCCGACAAGTGAACCAGAGTTAAGACCTGAGATAACGGTACCTTGTCCACCATCACCAGCGTAGCCAGGGATTACGGTGTTGTTGTTACCGGTATTCATAATGGCGAATCCGCCGTTGTTACCACGCTGAGGGAATGAAGGTTGAGTGTAAGCAGCGGTTGTCTGCCATCCACCTGTCCAGTTCATTGTGGTTGAAGCTGATGTTGACTGCAAGAAGCTCTGACCATTCTGACCAGGTGTGAGAGATCCTCCACCACCGCCAGCAAGAGCAAGAGCTGCTGAAGTTGAGTTGTAAGCTGCGTGACCGCCGTTGTTAGCACCCTGAATACCAAACATCCAGTAGATGTTGTTAGAGTTGTAGGTACCTCCACCTCCGCCGCCTTCTGCTGCAAGAGTCCATCCGGAGATCAAACGGGAAGCACCAGTCTGACCTTCGTAGTAGATCGTTGCACCGTCAGGGCGCTTTGGAAGCGTTGCGGTTGCTGAAGCTTCAAGTACAGGGTAGAGCATGTTGTACTGAATGTTGTTCACAGTAGCTGACTGAGCACCGTTAAGTACGGAGAAACCTACACGAGCGTAAGCAGCTGCGGCCACTGGCTGGTAACCGGATGTAGTTGCTACTGGAGCCACTGCACCGTTTACACCAACACGAGCACCGTAGTTAGCGGCTGGCATTTCAGTTGCGTTAGCAGCATATCCTGTGTAACCAAGGAACATGTTTGGACCAACAGAACGTGAAAGAACGTTGTAATCAGCATCAAGCCATTCAATAAATGCGTTGATTGGACGATACTGGTTAGCAAGACCAGAGCCATAAACCCACATAGAAGCTGAGTAAGTGGTACCTGCGGTAACACGTACTGGACGGTGAGCGGTTTCAATGTTGCCAGTCGTGGCTGTGTATGAGTTAAGAACCATAGAGGTTTCAAAGCCATAAACAGGAGGCTGCCATGTTGTTGGGGTTCCACCAAGTTCAAGCTGAACGTTGTCGACCCAGAAGGTTGTGCTTGGCTGCTGGAACAAGATAACTGGATATACGAACTGAGGTGTTGAACCGTAGGCGTATGTTCCGTTTGAGAGTGTTGCAGCAATTGCTGGGGTTGTAAAGGTTGTTGATACACGACGCCATCCTGCAGGAATAAACTGCGATCCGGTTGGTGTACCAAAGGTGATCGATGTAGAGGCTGGAAGGGCTGCTGTAAGAGCAGTTCCGATTACGATCTGAGTTGAGTTAACGATAGAAGAAATCGCTACACCAGATGCAAGACCAGTTACTGAAGAGGATACAGTCATACCAGCAATAAGGTTAGCTGTGCTTGTCAAGGTGATTGTTGTTGCACCCTGAGCGTTTGTTCCTGAAGAAGATGTGGTTACTGAAGCACCATATCCTGTAAGAGGAGCAGGCTGACCTTGACGTACGAAGAAGCCGTTTGCCTGACCAGCATCGATAGAAGAGGTAGTTCCTGAGGTTGTACCACCAAGGTAGTTAGCGTTAACTGCTGCGTTGTAAGAGTTACCAACAGAACGAAGCTGGAACAAAACCGGTGTAGTTGTTGTAACAGTGGCGTTTGAGTAGATGTACGCAGACAAGGTGTAGGTCTGACCTGGGATATAAGGGATACCTGTAGAACCGGTAGTTGTGACACCACCAGTTGAAACAGTTGTACCTGTAAAGGAGGTGAAGTTAACCCATGAAGGTGAGGCTGTAGAAACACCAGAACCGGTAACGACGTTAAGTGAGTTCTGCCCTACAGTTCCCGCATAAGAAGCAACAACTGGGGTAGAAGACATCGTTGTAGCAATTGTCTGGTTAAGGGTTACAACGTTACCTGAAATGTTGACGATGAAGGTACCAGTTGAGAGGTAACCTGCAGCAACAAGGAACATGTCAGGCAAGAGGTTAGCTGTGCTAGCCAAGGTTAGCTGGTAAGAACCAGAGTTACCTGTACCTGTTGTTGTAAGAACCGAACCAACCTGTTCCGCTAACTTAGCAGGAAGACCTGAGTTAGTTAAAGCGAAGGTAGCAAATGCTGTACCGTTTTGCTGAATCAAGCTGTTTGAGATAAGTGTTGTATCTTCAAGCTGAGCAAGACGAGGTGGGAGAAGGTTGTTAGAAAGGTTTGCACTCTGATTAGAAGAGTAGCTGTTGTTAGTAAATGTATTCGTACCAGAAAGTGCGTCAATACCAACCTGGTTTGTCTGATAGAACAAGATCTGGCCCTGCTGGATGGTTGAATCACCGTTGTCGAAACGAACGATGCCTGAAACAGCACCTGAGTTAGCCACTGTCAAGTTAACAATGTTACCGACTACAGAAGAAACCTGGGTGTTAGATCCAAGACCTGAGGTTGTTGTTGCAACTTCAGGAGAAGCAGTTGTAACTGCTGATCCACCGTAGACGTACTGTCCAACAACGATACCGTTAGCGTTAGGGAATACTTCGATAGAAGATTGTCCCGAGATACCTGTAGCACCACGGTAGAGAACTTCTGGATCCCAACCAAGAACGTTAAGGTCAAAGTCTGGGTTAGTGAGGTAGTTCCATACTGTTACAGAACCAAATGTGGTTGTACCACCGTTAGTTCCTGGAAGAGTAGAGGTTGTATCAGATGCGGCGGTAAGTGCGCCGAGGCCACCTTGTCCACCTGCACCGATTAGAATTGGGTAAGCAGTACCTGGTGTTACAGAAAGATTCTGAACTACGACGGCACCACCGGCGCCACCACCACCTGCTGAGTACTGTGATCCACCACCGCCACCGCCACCGGCACCAACAAGGATGACCTGTGCGGAGCTTACACCTGCTGGAGCTGTCCAGGTGCCACTAGTGGTAAAAACCTGCTCCTTGATATTGACGCGACCAGAGTTGTCGTTAGGAAAGACAACGAGATCTTTATATGAAGAAATTGCCATTAGTTAGCTACCTGTCCTTAGGTCCTGAGTTATTACTGGTATACGCCAGAGATGAAGAAATCTACTGCTGATGCAGCATCTGCTGTTACTACTACCAAGTCGCTTGGGTTAGCAACAAGACGTGCATCAAAGTTAACTGTTCCGTTTGCTGGAACTTGAAGATTTGTGCAGAAAGAATATCCGCCAACTGTAAGTGTTACGTAGCGGGTATTGGCTGTCTTGTTTGACAAGACAACGTTAGTGATGATTGCGGCTGTAGATGCTGTGATGCTTACGCCAGAGTCGGTAGTACCTGCGGTACCACGACGAATAAGTGTTACTGTAGGTGTAGCCATTATGCTAGAACTCCCATGTATGCGTAGGTTTGGATATTACTTGCTGTTGAAGATACCGCAGCAACCTGAGTGGCTCCTGCAGAGTTTACTGCTGATACTTGAGTAGTTCCAGCGGTGTTAACGAGACCAACCTGAGTTGTTCCTGTTGTTGTAATAGTAGATACCTGGTTTGATGTGGCTGCCACAATGTCATTGACACCCAAAACAGAACCGAGGGTTACTAAAGCGTTTGCGTAGTATGCGTAGTCCGATGCTGAGCTGACTCCACCAGCAAGGGTGGTTGTCATGTCCGCAGTTAGCGCATTGATCTGCGTTTGCAGTGTTGCGTAGCTTGTCATTGTGGGGATTACCTGCTTTCCAAGGTTTCTAGAAGTATATCAGATTTGACAAACCTGGATACTTTAAGTAAGGAGATTATGCCTGGGCTTCCGTCCAGGACAAACGAGCTGAGATTTGTGATGACGATGCACCGATGTTGGTAGCCAAAATCACCAATACGTCAGGACCGTTAGGGAATCCTGGGGTAGAGACGTTTCCGTTACCAGACATGTATGAGTTTCCGATGTCTTTTGCACCAATAAGAGAGTACACAGAAGAGTTGTAGTTTGAAGCTCCACCACCGTTTTCAGAGAAGAACGAGAAGATAGAGTCACCGCCCTGGGCTACTGCTGATGCGGTCTGGATAGCTCCTTGACCATAGCCATTATCGAAGAAGATAGCTTGAGCCAAAGAGGACTGACCAACAGAGTCACGGGTCCAGTCGTTAGGTAGACCTGTATAACCAACCTGAGGTGTGAAGGTAATAGTTCCAGACACTGTGGTTGTATTAGCTACGCTTAGGTATACCACTGAACCACTGATAGCTGTGATATACGCACCAGATCCAATACCTGTACCAGACACAGTCATACCAACCTGAAGGCCTGTAGTACCACCGGTATTCAGAGCTGCGTCAGAGATAGTGATCGTGCTCTGACCTGAGGTTCCTGCAACTGTAGAACGGGTAGCAGCAAGCTGAGCAGTGGTAAGGGTGTTATAGCTAATAGACGATGGGTTCAAGATAACGTCGATACGGTATGAGCCGTTAGTCTGGACACCCACAGATTGAAGCTGGAGGGCCATGCGGTTGATCAACTCACGAATACCGAAGTTACGTGCTTGAGCGTTATCCACTGTAGGGGCTACACGGATTGCGATCAATGGACGGGTAACACCGGCCGCAATCTGCTGATACTTAGTCATACCAGCTGTAAAGATTGGGAGCAAGTCAGCCTGGTATCCGCCATCCATAACTACTGAAGAACCCCAGTGCTGGATGATAGGTGCGCAGTTCTGAGTAATAGGTAGGACTGAAACCTGTGCGTTTCCACCAGTTCCTGTAAATGAAGAGTCAGCAGCAAATGTTACTGGGTTCAATGTACCTGAGTATGTAAATGGCTGGTCGGGGTATGTCATGGTTACTGAGGCACGACGTTGTGAGATCGTAATTGGATAAGCATTAAGAGTTGTATTCAACGCACCAATAGATGAGATCTGCATGATTTCAAGGTTAGTATCATCCTTAACTACGATATAACCTGGATTTGCCCATTCCCAAATAGCATCAGCTTGAACGTACATAGTCGTATCGTTAGGTGCTAATTGAGACCCGATTACACCAGAACCTCCAGCAACCATCTTGCCGTATGTAATCGGTGAGTTATCTACTTCGTAACGAGCTGGCAGGTTACCTGACTTCTGGTAAGCAAGCTGGTTAACGTTAGAGTTAACAATACGGTGTACGTAAATGATATTTCCACGTGGACCACGAACACCGAAACGAATAGTTCCAGCACCATACCAAGAGTAATCGATGTAGATCATCTGCATGCGCTTTGGATCGAGGTTATAGCCAGAAGGACCAGTACCATCGCACTTGTCCATGTTCCAGTTAGCTTGAGGAATACGGATATTCTGTGTGATTGTTGCACGAGCACCGGTCTGTGAAACACCCTTATAAGCTGGGGCAATGTAAAGCTGGGTATCTGAAGAGATAGCAGTAACAAGGTAAGAAGAACCCTTGATTACAATCTTTTGACCGGCCACGATCTGCTTACGGAACTGAGTTCCTACACCAGTGATTAGTGGGCTGTACTGTGTCAAGTTAAGACGGCCGCTTAGTACCTTCTCTGAGTGGCGACGGTTAACATAAATCTCTTGTCCATCATAGGCAAAGTAGAAACCGTTTTGCTCATCAAACATTCCAGAACGAGTCTCTGCACCCCACCAGTTAATCGCATGTGCGTATGAGGACTGTCCATTAGGTGTCAAATCACTAAATGATACGGCCTGTGTAAGGGTAACTTTATATTGGAACACGTTCGAGTTTGTTACAGCAGTAACTGTAAACGTTCCGTTATAAGGATTGTAACCATTTGAGTTTAAAGTCTGAATATTTTCAATGTATACAACAGCACCTGCTTGCAACCCATGATCTTCCATAGTTGTTACGGTGACTGTCTGGAGTCCTACAGAGCCCGCACCCATTGAGATTGCATCAATATTAAAGGTGGGGGTTAACTTTGCACCAGTAGAGAACTGGACTGCTTTACCCGCTTGGTAACGGAAATAACGACGTGTCTGACGAATAGCCTGAAGACCTGGTACGTTATTGTAAGTTGTAATAGCAACACCGGCATCGTATGGGCGGTGAATAACGTAACCGTCTGACTTAGTAATGATACGTCCAGTAGATGGAACAGATACTGAGCCATACTGCTGGTATGCAGTGAATACCAAGGTGTTTACCGTTGGTACCTGCTTGATTACATAGTCACCATCAAAGGAGTTAGTTCCAGAAATAGAGATGGTTGCACCAGGATAGATTCCATGAGGGTACTGGAATGTTACTGTAATAGTAGAAGGTGTTCCGTTGTCTGTTGAAGCAGACCATGGATTCATTGTATTTGGTGCTACTAATGCCTGACCAAGGGGAAGGGTTCCTAGTCCAGCAAAGTTACCGCCTGGGATGTGTGCACCATCAAATACGTCTCCACCGTAGACTACAGAGTCATTCTGGAAGATAGTTTCACCAGATACAACTCCACGACCACGATATGTAAAGGTGTAGATAGTAGGTGCTGAAAGAACTTGGAAGGTTCCTTCTACACGATAGTTTTGAGTTTCTTGAACGTTTATTACCTGACCTACTGAAAGGCCGTGAGGAACCGAGGTTGTTACTGTGATAATTGAGCGGGGAGAAGTTCCATCACCATAAATGGATGTTGCTGCAATAGAGTTACCGCCGTTAGGCTTAGCAAAATAGCTAGGGTAGTTAGATGTAAGAAAGATTGATTCCCATTTAGAAGGCTGAACTGAATATTCAAAGTCGGTATCGATCAAGGACTGCGGTGTAGAAACACGCTGCTTCTGAGCACCATCAGTTAGAGTCTCATCCGGAATGGTAGTCTGAGCGTATTCATCGACATATACCTGGATATTGTCAGTAGACAACATTGTTACGCCACTAAACTTAGCTGGGTTTAGAACAATTACGGTAGAAAGAATACCCGTTCCATTATCAACCGAGGTTACTGAGGTATAAGAGGTGCTAGGATCTGAGAAGTTGTAAAGAGTAACGTTACGTGTTACGTTAGTAATGAGCATGATGCGCTCAGGACGAATCCAACGCTCGTTAATTGTAAGGGTATAAGTAGACGGATTAAAAGTATAATCTGTCTCCTGCAATACATTTCTTGACATTTAGTAGACCTTCCTAGATCAGGTAAATCGGCGGTATAACAGAGGTTGCGGTTGTTACATAAGTTGTGTTAATGTTCTTAGGGAAGTAAAATCCAATACCCATTCTAGCATCTGCAATGACCTGTGCGTTCAAAGCAGTATCACCAGGCGTTCCAGCAGGACCAGTTACTCCGGGGGCTCCTGTAGGTCCAGTCGCTCCTGCAGCTCCTGCAGCTCCTGCAGCGCCAGTAGGTCCTGTTGGACCCGTTACTGAGGCACCCGCAGGTCCTGAAGCATAAGGTAGAGAATTCCAAGTAGTGACTCCGTCACCAATTTTAAATTTAGATGTATCTGTTTCTAGGGCTAACTCACCCTGGGCTAATAGAGTATTAGCAGCAGTCCATTGTGCGGCTGTTCCACGACGTAACTGTAGCTGAATAGACATCAGACTCCTCCGAAGTTAATAGCGGCAACTCCGCCGTAATTTGTTGTGGGCCCACCACCATCTACATTGATAATGCTAGCACCTTGGGCACCCGTTGGTCCTGTTGGACCTGGAATAGTTGAAGCAGCACCTGTCGGACCTGCGATACCTGTAGCACCTGTAGGTCCTTGAGGACCGGTAGGGCCAGGAACTGTAGACGCAGCACCAGTTGGACCTGTAGGTCCGGAGGTTGTTGATACAGAGATCCAGGCTACACCTGTCCATTGCCAAGTACGAGTTCCGTATGTATAGCTTTGTCCAGGGGTGGGAGAAGCTGGGAAATTAATAGCCATTGTTACCTCACGTAGATTTCTACTCGTGCTGAACGGTTAATACCTGTGTATGTCTGGCAGCAGTTGATCTGATCACCGGCTGAGTAGTTACCGAATGAGCTATCCATACCAATACCGCCACCAACGTCATCGGATCCTGGAGCACCACCACTTGCTAGAGTAGCTGGGCTAGTATACGGCCCCTCACTGTTCTCATTCCAGATAAAGCCCCAACGAA